AAATTCTTCATATAACAGGGTATCTACATTGTAAATTATCTTTGCTGCTTGAAGGAAAGAGTCTATATTACCGTTAGATGAGTTTCTAATTATCTTCATCTTAATAATAAGTCGATACTCATTGTCATCCAAGTCTTGGTTTTCAAACTCAGGGTCAGAGAGACTTCTCCAAAAGCCACCAACAGTGCTATCATCCAAAGTACCGTATGTCTCTGATCCAAGAGCAGTATCAAAGCCAAAGTATTCTGTTATAGTGAGACCAAGTACTTGTCTTTCTTGCCCAACAATCCTACCAATTATGTCAAGTTGTGCTCCAACAGCAGTTTCTAAAGATCTGTCTTGCATAAGGTTATCAATAACCTCAAGCAATTCTGTCTTATTATCTACCATTACCTGAACGTACTTGTTAAAAACTTCGGCTAGTTTGAATTGTTGGGTAACAAGACCTTTAGCTTCTGTTGTATAATCTCTTGCTTGTACTGGGTTTAGCTCTTCAGGATAACTCTTTAAATCATCTAAACTCATGTTATAGTTACCTCTATATCGCTAATATTAATAGAAGCAATTTCATCAAAACCTAGACTAAAGCTATCAAATCCCTCTGACCCTTCTACAGTACCAACAAGTAAAGAGTTTATCTCGTGGCCTATAACTGAGTTGGCAGCACCAAAGAATCTTGGTGGTGTTACTCTAGGAGCGATTTTACTTATGTTAGACGTATACTCAAAAATAGCTGATTTTATTTGGGAAACACCATCCGAAGGAAAGTTACTGAAAACTGATATGTCTACTTTGACGTACAGTGGTGTAAACGTTGGTCTTTGAAATTGAATTTGTTTTGTATTGCCAGTATAATCAATAATGTCAATACTAGTGTTACCTACGGGTGAAATACCTGTCGGCTTGTTATCCCAAATAGACTGAGCTACGTCTTGGTTAACACCACCATTTACAATTACCATGTAAGAGTGTGCTGGGATGCCAGAAACATCAACTGAGTCTGTTGTATTTTCGTATATTAAAGTCTCCTGCACACCAACCAATCCAACTAGTTGTGAGAATAAACTTTCAGGTAGGCTAGATCCTCTTTTAAATTTTGATTGGTTAAACCTAAGCCTAAGCTGTGCATCAGTTTCTTTAGATCTACCAGAAATTGCACTAGACTTTTGTGAAATAGAGTCTAGACCAAACACTGGTGTAAGTATAGTATTAATAGTATTAATTACTTGTTTATTTTCACCATTTTCTGTGCAAACAACTTGCCCTGTCTTTGAAGACTTAGAGTAGTATACGTTGCTAGAGATAGTGTATGTGAATGGTTGTGGGTAATCATTAGACGATATACTAACGACCAAATTCACTGCGTCCATTACTGCGGTAACTCGAGAACCAAGCTCTGTGTTTATTGCAGACTCAATGCCTGTAAGAATACTTAGCTCTGTTGGTGTTGCTGTAGAAGTAAATGTTGTTGTAAGTGTGTTTACTCCGTCAGTAATCTCGACAGTGTAGGGTGATAAAGAGTCTATTGAAAATACTTTTAAAGACACACTTGTTGCAGAGGTCTCGTCCAGAGTTACATCAGACGGTAGGTTAAATCTGTTTGCTGTGAAGGTAGAGGCTACTGAAGAACCAGATGGCACCGTTGTTGCGTAATCACCTGAAAACTCAAGCAGACCTATCGTTGGTGAGGCACCTTGTCTAACAATGCCAGACAACACAACGAGGTTATCCAAAGCAATACCACTTGCTGAGTTTGGATCAAAAGCAGAGTAAAGTTCTTGGATAGCTTCCCAAAGGTCAACCTCGGATGGAGCTACGACACCTATCAATCTTCCTAGTGCAGAAGCAGAGCTTGTGTCTAGAATCTCACCTGATTCTAGTAAGCTACTGAAAAGAGTTACAGCGTTTTCTCTGAAAGTCTGGTTAACTTCTGGTAATCTTTTTATTGTTAAGCCTTGGTCATTCAATCCAGCCATTATACACCTACCTCTAATTCGTTAATTTCTAGTGTCTGTCCCTCAACACTTGTTACTGTAAAGGACAGGGAGTAGACTCTTTGTGCGGTTAGTGTAGAATCAAATCTCAAGATCTCTACTACATCGTTGTCTTCTTTTATAAGAGTCCTGAAGATTAAATCAATAGTTGATTTAACTCGACCCTTACCAAATATCTCTTGAAAGTAAGGGGTTCCGTAATTAGTATTTAAAAACCACTCACCTTTAAAAGTAAGTAGCTTTATTTTTAATCTTTGTTTTAAACCAATTGGTGTGGTTCCTGTCATTGGACTTGATCCGTTAACAAAGACAACATCATGGGTTGAATCTTCTAATAAAATATCCATAAGTATTCTCTATTAAATTGGAGGTCCGACAGTTCCACCTTGTGGATCAGAGTGTGAGTGGGCCTTGAGGCTTATGCCATCAGCGACAACATCACCACCTACTAGTGTAATGCCGCTTTGAACTGTGATAGGCTCTGTGACAGTAAGTGGTGCGCTTATTGTAGCAGTACCACCACCACCAGCACTTGGTGCCATAGCAAGTGTTCCTGCTAGATTAAAAACACCAGACCAATTAGTTATTGGGCATGTCACGGCAGTAGTCCCAGATACGTTAACAGTCCAAGTTGCTGCTGTTAAAGATAAATCAGTGCCAGCTTGTATACTTGTTGCTGCATCTGATTCCATAGTAGTGGTAGTGCCTGAAGACATACTTATCTCTGCACCAGCGTTTACTGTAAAATTACCCTGAGCTTCTATTGTTAAATTATTACACTCGATAAGTCCATCGTTGAATTTCGCATAGAAGTCCTGATCGGTTCTCATCTCAATGTTGCCATTATCTTTTAGACGAAACTCACACTCAGTGCTTTGACCTATGTTGTTGGTGATAACCATGTCTCTTGTTGAGTGAGTCCACTTCCGTTTTGCAGGGTCATTGACGGCATCCTTGAAAGGAAACAATCCGGGTATTGCGATAGCGTCTCTAATACTAAACCTACGCTTATCTTGTGGAATGTATGTCTCGCTTCCTGTGGAGGCTTTGAAAGCGTCAGTTGACCTTTGCGAGAACACACACAACACTATGTCACCAACATCTATAGGGAAGGTCATAGACGCCTTCTTAGAGGCTGGGAATATTAGTGGCACGTTCAGTATAGTTGGTTGACTCTTTGATGTTCCGTCTGCTAGGACTTTGTCCGCTAATGGTTGTACATCAACCCTTTGGTCTTCGAGTTGAACCCTTACGGTAACAACACGGCAAGCAATGGATGTGTACATTTCTGATGTTTTAGAACTATAAAAGTTTTCTAGAACACTGCTTAGTGATAATTCCTTCACTGGTTTTCCTCCGTAGTGCCTTTTCTTTTTGAACAAACGCAAGTCATAATCCAATCTCTACCACGGTAGTCTCCTTTAAACTCTATTTCCTCTACCCTGTAAAACTCAGACTCGTCTTTATAATCAACCCTGACAAGTGATCCGGGTGTTACTGTTGGGTTAAGTAACGCCACAAATTTAACACCAAGCTTCTTATTTACATTTTCGCTGGAATCGGTATCTGATCCTGTCATGGGGTAAGGTCTATCTATCAATCCACTCGTCGGACTAATAATAGGAGCTGACTGCGTATCTGTTGCCTCCACTGTATTTGAGTCGTTGATATACAACGTATTGCTTTCAACCTTCCATTGAAGATTGTAGGCGTTGGCTATTTGGTTGAACATCTGTCTTGGCGTACCTGTTAAGGGATAACCGTAGATAACTTCGGACTCTAAGTTTTTACCCTTATACACACCTTTGGCTATGCTAGTTGTCTTTCTGACAGCTTCAAACGCATCTTCAATGTTACCACCTTCGGGCACAAGTTCAGATATTATTTTATGGGTAAGCTCAGAAAAGGAAGGAGATAAATCAATTGTGGTTATTCTGTCAGTCCCGTTCTTGACTGTTGCAGCATCAACAACCTCTCCGTAGAAAAGCCTTACAAGGCTACCTGCGTACCCACAAGAAAAGATTGCAACTGGGTAGTCTGTTTGTAGAAATGTTAATGATTCGTCCGATAGATTGTACACCTTCAGAGAACACTTGTCAACCTTGTCCTTGTTATTAACTGACTTCTTTATTTGAAACTGAACCTGAAGATTGTTGATAGAAATACCATCACCAGTTGCAGAATCACCTATCTCTAGTGAGTACTCTCTATCAAAAAACTCCATATTAGGACTCGCTCTCGTCGTTGTAGATATAAAAGAACTCGTAAAATTCCGATGGTTTCTCTATATTACCCTCAATATCTTGTGGGTCTGCATCTGCTATAGGTGTAAAGAAAAAACCACCCGACAGATTATCTAATCTATAGTCTGAAAAAAGCAGCGAATTTGGTGTTAGCCTTTGCCCAGACACTAGCGTATTTTTTCTAGAATCTTTTAAAGTAAAAACCCAAGTGTCAGTTCTTTCTAAGAAAAGAAATTTTAGCTGATATTTATTCCCTTCTAGTGTGGTAGAGTAGGAATAAAAGGTTTCATCAAACAAGGGTAGTTTTAAATATTTTAAAGCCATGTATACCTCTCTTATAGTTAAAGACCAAGAGCAGCCGTTATGTCACCCAACGAGACATCTTCACCGGGAACTAAACTCCTGAGTACTGTACGATCATTCTCGCCTTCGTCAGCAGCAACCTCATTAGTAGACTTATCGCCCTTTGCCGCTTCTTCTTTAACTTGATTTTGTCGGTCTTCTGCGACATCAACAGGAACTCTTGTTTCCAGTAGTTTAGCAAAAGTTATTTGCTCAAGTGTAATATCAAACGCTAGTGCGTCACCAGTTTCTGTGGATTCCTTTATCGTTAAATTTGTTATAACAACATCTACAAGGAAGCTATCAACTACAGCGCCATCATTAAATTCAAATACCGACAATACATCCCTGTTTAAATAAAGACTTTCAAGTTTTAAAAATAAAGCCTTCTCTGTGTAGGAATCTTTTCTGTTTTCAGAAAGGCCAGTTACTTCTGGGAGTGTGTCCGAGAAGAATTGACCAACCACATCTGGAAGTAGGTTTGTGGGGTTGTCATCATTTGAAACTTGAATCTCTGTCGCAATATCGCTATCAACAACAATCTGACCAATCCCAATAAAACCCCTATCTTCAGAGGATAACCTTGGTTTTGAGAAATTAAAGTCAGCTCCACTCAAGAACCCAGTTATACTTAGCTTTGGGTTTTCTTGAGTTATGTGATCAGATATGACACCAAGACCATCTACAGGATGCTGGCTAACTTTACTGGATAGTGTTTGAGAATATTTTGTGACAACATCTAGATAAATGAAGTCACTGTTTTTATTTTTTAATATAATCAACCTGAGTCTCCTAAGTTATCATTAGTTTGTCGTAGTTGGCTTTGCAA